TTTTCAGTCACCAATTTCTTCCATCTTCCAACATCTTTCCTTGGTTTGAGAAGTTTCAGGCTTGGGGCGCAGCACGGTTCACACTCTGTTATGATGTAACCATCAACTGTACTCCTTTCCATGCTGGCTATCTCAGATTTGCTTGGAATCCTATTACCGGCAAGCAGGGCGCTGATTTCTCTCGTACCGCTAATGCTGTTCAATACCAGTTACCAGGGGCCTGCGTCGATTTGCAGGAGTGCACGCGTTGTTGCGTACGCATTCCATTTTGCAACAATGTTCCGTTTGTGCCCCTGCGTTTGCCGGGTGAAGAACAGGCAGTTGGCACCTTTCTGATAAACCAGCTTCATCCAACGTCTTCCCCGATTGGCACTGTTCCCCCAACGTATACGGTTTATCTGCATTTAGAGGACGTGGAACTGATTGGTCCGGTCGCTCGCGATCTTACGGCTACGCAGCCCCAGTCCGGTGTTATGAGTGCATACAAGTCAATAAAGGACAGAGCTAGTAAGTACGCTAATGGTAAGGCGGGAATTCTGGCCACGGCAAAAGGTATCAATGAAGACTTGCAGCAGAGCAAAGCTATCTCAACTGTGCTCTCTGTAGGTTCCAAAGTTGCCTATGCCGTTGGCAAGATTCCGCTGATTCCATCAGGTGCTAACGCTGTTGGTTGGTTGCTGCGTTACGCAGCAGACACTGCAGCCAAGTTTGGATACAGCAAGCCCATGGCCAATTCAACGGTCACCAGGGTTATGCACATGGGCCAGGTTTTCGATGGCAACTGCACTGGTGAGGAGCCAGGTGCCAATCTTTCGCTGTTTCATGATTCAGCACTTCCAGTGGCTGCTCCGGCGGGCACGGAGTTTGACGAAATGAGCGTTGCTTACATCGCGGGGGTTCCCGGCCTTGTCAGTCGTTTCGACGTTAATGACCAGATTCCCGAGACCCTCGTGTACAGCTTCGCTGTGTCGCCGGCAACGTGTTTTTACCAGGGCAGCAACAGGTATCCCACTCCAGTGCGCGAGATTCTTGGTGTTCTTGGGGCAGCCCCATTTCCGGCCATCTATCCTACGCCAGCATTTATGATGAACCAGTGTGCTGAGTATTGGTCTGGCGATTTGGAACTCACATTCCATTTCGTCAAGACCCGCTTTCATACAGGTCGCGTTTCCATTTGCTATACACCAGCCATGGGTGGCATACTCTTTGAGAACACCTTGAACATTGGTACCACCAGTTACCCGTCGCCTACATTTCAATCTACGGCGGCTTTGGAGCGTACTGTAGTGGATATGCGGAATTCATCAGAGGTCACTATCCGTATTCCTTACACCAGTTTTTACAGCATGACCTACCAGCAGGGACACACCGGTGTGGTTTCGATGCACATCATTGATCCTATCGAGGCGCCTGGGACAGTTTTGCCACAGGTGACCGTCATCGTTTCGAGTGCCTGGAAGAACTTGAAGCTAGCTGGATATAGGGGGCTTTCTTTTGCCCCAACAAATAATAATTCGAACGTCGTCACTGTTCCGCAGGGAGCTGATCTTGGCCCTCTTGCTGACTTTGGCGAAAGTATCGACACAATTGCGGCTTTAACCCGCAAGATGCATTATCGCACGGTGTTGCGTCAGCCCTTTTCTTTTCAGGGGCCAACGTACACACCAAACATAACTGCACCAACTGCATCATCTGCTGCACACATGGATTTGATAGACGTATTTAGGTCTGCATTTGCATTTGAGCGTG